CTACGATAATACGACTGAGAACACATCGAAAGCAGACTTTTATGGAAATGATGGTAAGAAAGGAAACAACATATCATTAAAGATGGAAGGTGATAAAAAAGGAGCGCAACTCATCAGTTCAAAGTCTGAAGAGGCCAGTGGTTGTGTCGCTGCGGCAATCAAGCATTGGGAAAATGTTGATAAAGGAGATATTGTCGGAAACGATGGTTATAAAAGAGCAATTGAAATTCTTGGAACGGATATGCTTGCAACTGCAAGGACAGATGTTGCTATTCCTGTTTCAGTAGGTAAGAAAGATTTACTGGATTGGTATTACAGTGAAGAGTGTGGAAGATTACAAGCACTGACTAAGAACGCCACCTTGAAAAAAATATATAAAGATAAGAAAGCGATTAAGGCCTTCCTGCAAGGAAGATTAAAAAAGGGGGAGAAACTACCTAGTAAGATTCCTAATTTATCTGAGTTGATTAAGAGACATATGAAGTATGAGTTACAAAAACTAAATGCAATTGGTGCGGATAATAAAAAAACGGATTGGAAGAAAGAACTACCCGAAATAAAACCTACTACAGCACTGAAGGAGAATTGGGTAAAAGACTTAACTCAACCGAGTGTTAAAACACTAAGGACACATATATATCCTCTTTATATAAATTCAGTAACCTCAGTGGACACATCCAAAATCACGAACAAGAAGCAACTCGAAACAATAAAAAGTGAGGAATGGGATTCCAAGAAGATGAGGACACAGATAACTGAACTCATCGATGTATCAGTAGGAGCAATCGGGTGGAAAAAAGAGTTGACAACATTCTTTGAAGGAAGCGAAGGACTAAAGAAATGGGTTATATATGAAGCAGGTTCTGGTTTATATAGATTCACAGGAGAGATTTCTAATGGTAAAGATTATGGTGGTGGAAATTGGAGAGTAGCAAATAAAATGTTGGTGTTCAATTCGGGTGGGTATAAAAAAGAATATGTAGACATGATTAAATGGGCCGGTGATAACACAGGACTTATTGACCAAATGGACATAAGTTATAAAGGTAGTGGTATGAATAGGTATATTAAATTTGGTATACCAACACTCCTGAAAAAAGAAGTTGACGAAGCAATAGATTATGAACTTCCCATGTTACAAGAGGAGTTACAACACATACGAGAATATTATCTTACAGAAGGGGTATTTGGTGATGTATGGACAAAAGCAAAAGGTATTGGAAAAAAAGTGAAAGACATGGGTATTGCTGTTCTAGAAAAGATTAAGGTTGCATGGAAGAAATTCCGTATAAGGGTAGTAAAGAAAATTATAGAAAAAATTAAGAAGGTTGCACTTGATGGTGCAATGAAACTTCTGGAATTTCTTGGATTTACAGTTGAAGCAAAATTAAAAATAGGACTAGTTTCATGAAGTCGTTCAGTCAATACATCACAGAAGAACTACCAACAAGAGAAGTTAAAGCATCTGAGTTTCCTAACCCACTAAGTAAGGGGTTGAAAGCAATCTTTCAACATAAGGGTGACATGGATGGTGACAGTGGTGACGATATTGTCAAGACCAAATCAAAAACATGGAAAGCAACTAAATTAAAACCATCACAATCAGCAATCTATCTTGGTAAAGCACTTGGTATGGCCATCGGTGGAGTCAAGGGTGGAGATTTGGGTTCTATAGTTTCTAAAGACAAACGAATTTTAGATGGACATCACAGATGGGCCGCAACATTGCTTGCAGAACCATCTGCAAAAATTACAGGTATTGAAGCAGACTTAGGTATTGGTGATTTAGTACCAGTGCTTCGTGCATTGGGTGATTCTATAGGTAACACACGAAGAGGTGAACCAACAGGTGGTGATGTAAATATATTCAAGGGGAGTGTACAAGATGCACTCAAGATGATTAATACAGGTAAAAACATGAGTCCCAAGTTTTACGACAAAGAAAAATCAATTGCTTGGTTGGAGAGCATAGGTGGTAAGAGTGAACTTGAAAAACGATTGAAGTTTATACAACGAAACGGACCACCAAAAGGGGCACCTCCACGAATTGATATGCCTGTTATAGATGCAGACAAGGGTGATGAAAAGAAAGCATCAGATTTGCTCAAGACGGGTAAGTTAGATGTTCGAGAACCTTATGCGAAGGTTTAAATAGTTTTATAGAATGGAGATACAATAATGCCGATATATGAATATACATGTGAATGTGGACATGAGTTTGATGATTACCTATCAGTGAGCAAACGAAAACAACCAATAAAGTCACCATGTCCAGAGTGTGGTGAAAACAAAGTAACCCAAAAGGTTTCTCGTACCACTATGGGTGTTGATTGCAATTACACACCAGATAAGAAAACAGGTGGTGATTGGAGTAGATTAATGGATAAGATGAAACATGGTACACCAAAAAAAATGCACGGCCAATTTGACCGTGCATCTAATCGTTCTGGTGGTAAATTAGGACCTCAATAATTACAACAGTCCATGTACCGTTCCTGTTGTAATTCCAGATATTGATTTAATTTGGATGGGTAAGATATATGGTGCGTTACCTTTTTGTACATCAATTATAATTGATTCACCTGTTACACCATCAACACCATAGGGTCTACCGTGACTACCAAGTCTGGTTGATTTGTCGTATGTGTGAATTTTCATCGCACCGTCTGCTTCGGGGTGGGTAGGAACAAACATAATAGCCATCATGTGTTGGTATATTGTGTGTGTTCTCTGAAATTCTAAATGTTCTGGTATATTTGTCTTTCATAATTCTCTCCTATGTGATGATATATATATTATATATAATAGTGTATATTACAACAAAAAGGAGTAATAATCATGACTAATGTATTTAACGACCCAAACAACTTCAAAAATGTAAACGACCCATCATTCCCAAATTCTTACAAATTTGGGAATTCAAACAATATGGCGAATTTCTCAAGGGAACTCAGTCATAGTGGAGGGACGAAGAATATTAATACATCCGATGGTAAAACTCTTAATGTGGACTTTATGTCTGATGCGTTCAGACAAAAGGCCAATAACCAATACGCAAAATACTCACAATAACATTGACAATTTAGATTTATAAGGTATAATATTTATGATGGAACAAAAAAGATTTACCCACATCGAGAAGACATGGGACATAGAAGACTTAAAAACTGTAAATGAAGGTGGTAGCAGATTCTATGCATCGCCAATTGGAAATCTCCCCAGTGTGACAACGGTTACTGGTTGGGAGAAAAGTAAATTCTTTGCAAAGTGGCGAAGAGAAAACCCAGACGAATCTAAACGAGTACTTTCCCGTGGAAATTTACTACACCAAACAATAGAAGATTATATCAACAACAAAGATATTGATTTGAACGGTTTACCCACCAATGAGGCGAAACTGTTTATGAACCTATTACCTCTCATAGACAAGATTGATAATGTGTATGAATTAGAAGTGTCATTATGGAGTGAGTCTACTATGCTTGCGGGTCGTGCTGATTGTATTGCTGAGTATAATGGGAAGTTATCCGTAATCGACTTCAAGGGTAGTACCAGAGTCAAAAGAAAAGAAGACATAGAGAACTACTTCATCCAAGCATCTGCGTATGCTATTGCATGGCAAGAGAGAACAGGAATTCCCATCACCAACTTTGCAATTCTTATATCGTGTGAGAATGGACAGATACAAACATTTGAGGGAAACCCCATCGACTATGCTAAACCACTATTGAAAGCAATAGAGGGATATCACGAAAACACCACAGTGATGTCATAGTTTATACATATTGGATAGGAGAGATATATGGCACATGATATACCAGAAGAATATTTAAATGGTGATTTTGATTTTGGGTTCACCAGTGTAGATGAGGACGAACTCCACAATATAATGAACGGAAATGATGTACTCACATCAGAGGAAATCCAAGCAATTCAAGATAAATTAGACTTGGTGTTGCAAATGAATTCAACCTGTGAGGGTAGTGTTGCGGTTAAAGAGCAATACGATGAACTTTTAGCTGCAAAGATGGAAGAGATTGAACGGAATGTGCTTCCATTACTGTTAAACCTCAAAAAGAATAAAACAAAAGATTATTTATATTGGCCAGGAGGTCAACGAGTCACACAATGTGATTTACAAATTCAAAAATTATTGTCTACAACAAGGGGTTAGATGAAGTCATTCAAGGAATATATTTCGGAAGCAAATCTACACCTCACACACGTTGCTGACTTATCCCTAGAGGGAAAGAAGAGAGCGGGTGAAGGTATACAATTCCTAGAGATTATTGTAGATATGCTCAGAGGAAATGTATCCAAGAAAATTAACCTTACCAAGAAGTGGGACGGGGCCCCTGCTGTTATATGTGGTATAAATCCAGAGAACGATAAGTTTTTTGTTGGTACAAAAAGTGTATTTAATAAAACACCAAAGATAAATTATACAAATGCAGATATCAAAAAAAATCATACTGGTGGACTTGTTCCAAAACTAGAATCTGCTTTAAAACACCTAAAGAAATTGAAAATTACAGGTATACTACAGGGAGATATGCTTTTCTCTGAAGGAGATTTGGGTAAAGAGACAATAGACGGAAAATCTTTTACCACCTTCACCCCAAATACGATTACTTATGCAGTGGATAATGAAAGTGACCTTGCATCAGTAATTAAGAGAGCAAAGATGGGAATAGTGTTTCACACCAAATATAAGGGTGCTGATATGAAATCCCTGAAATCATCATTCGATGTGTCAAAGAGAGATTTTACGTCCCACAACTCAGTTTGGGCCGATGATGCATCATTTAAAGATGTGTCTGGGAAAGCAACTCTCACAAAAGAGGAAATAAAAACAATAGAAGGATTAATAAAAAAAGCATCAGATATGATAAGTGGCCTGAAAACAGTCGATTCAAAAATATCAGGATTAATAAATATCTATGTGAATAGCAAGGTAAGAAGTGGCAAATATTCTTTCTCCGCACAGGAATTCACAAAATTCGTGGATGACAAAATGGAAGAGGGTATTGTCAAGTTAAAAACAGAGGCTGGACAAGAAAAGAAGAGAAAAAAGAAGTTAGAGTTACTGAAACAAATCAAATCAAAAAACAGCGACATCGCTTCTATCTTCAGATTGAATACAGTCCTTCAGAAATGTGTACTCTTTCTCGTTAAAAAATTAGGAGAAGTCGGGAGTCTCCGTACATTTATCAAAACAAAAGACGGGTTTAGGACAACAGGTGACGAGGGATTTGTTGCAAGTGACCATGTTAGTGGTGCAATTAAACTAGTAGACAGATTAGAATTCTCAAGAGTTAATTTCACTATTGATAAGAACTGGAGTAAATGATGAAAAAAGAAGATATAAATAAAAAGAATAGTGCAACATGGTGTAGGGTGAATGAGGATGGTAATGCAACAGGATGGAGAAAGAGATTTACAGAACTCTTTGGTGGTGAATTTGTCAAAAACATTGCTGTATGGGAATGGAAAGAGGATTTACCAGAACCCGAACCCGAACCAGAGGTAAAAGTGATAAAACCCGCAGTCAAAAGTTGGGTAGTAACCAAACCAAATGGTAAAAAGGATGTAATTACCAATTTGTCTAAATATTGTAAGGAACATAAATTAGATGATAGTGCCATTTACAGGGTGTTGAATGGAGAAAGAAATCATCATAAAGGATATAGAATCCAAAGAGGAGATTGACATGGAATTTTTTCAAAGTGCATTAGGAACAGTGTTTTACACAGTAGTGATTTTCGTTGCGGGAGCATTGGTTGGTGTACCGTTGTGGAATTGGGTAAAATCTAAACTTCCGTGGGGATGAACCTACTTTAGTTAAATGAAAAGAGGGTTTATGACCCTCTTTTTTTATACATATAATAACTATTAAGGAAATTTGTATGAAAAACGCTATATTTACATTTGGTAGGTTTAATCCTCCCACAATAGGACATATGCTTTTAATAGCAAGTATGAAAAGGGTAGCGGCTAAAAATAGTGCAGATGTTGTAGTGTTCACAGGAGCATCACAAGACAAAACCAGAAATCCATTAAATTATAAAAATAAAATATCTATTATGAAAAAGGTGTTTAAGGGTACAACAGTGGTAAATAGCACCAAAGTTAAAACTATATTTAATGCTTTAGAGTATCTTGACACTAAAAAATATGACAATATAACACTTGTTGTTGGTTCTGATAGAGTATCCGAATTAAAAGAATTAATCAGTCGATATTTGGATAACTATAATTTCAAATCATTTAATGTTGTTTCCGCAGGGGACAGAGACCCAGATGCAGAAGGTGCGGTTGGTATGTCTGCATCGAAAATGAGAGCGGCTGCAAAGGTGGGTGACTTCAATACATTTAAATTGGGTGTTCCAGAAACAATGAACAGTGCAGAAACGCTCAAAACTTTTAAGTTAGTACAAAAAGGAATGGGTGTTAAACACTTCATTGCGGATTCGTGGTTTGATTATGATGAATTTAAAACCTTCATAACTGAAGTGTATTCAATAGATGAGAGAGTGGTATCTATGCAGGCAAGACGAAAGATGGCACAATCCGCACGGAGAACTGCAAAGAAGAGAGCAAAAACTCGAAAACGCAAAGAAAAGAAAATGAAGTCCAAGAAGCAACTCTTTACAAAAGCACAAAAAGATGCAAAGATGAAAGTCCGTAAAAAGATGCTAGGGGATGTTGATTGGAGCAGTCTTTCAGTTGGTGCAAGGATGCAGTTTGATAAGAAATTAGCAAATAAGACAAAACTTATAAACAAAATTGCAAAGAAGTTATACCCCAAAATCAAGGTTGCAGAGAAGGAACGAATTCAGAAGTTGCGAACCACAACTCCAGGCCAACCAACCACCAAACTAGAAGAAGATACTTTCAAGAAGAGAGCAGTACGAAAAGCAAATTCTGAACTCGATAAGGAAACTGAAAGAATCAATAAGGAAATAGAAAAAATAAAGCATAAGCAAAAGGGTATAGGTGTTGTAAAGGGTCTTAAAGACAGACTTGCTATTGTGAGGAAGAAGAAAGAGGCGGCCAGAAAGAGAAAAGAAGAAGCAGAAAAAAGAATAGAAGCATCTAAAAAACGACTTGCGATACTGCGTGGTAAACTCAAAGTAGAGGATTACGCAAAATTAAAAGACCGAAGAGCATATCTTAAAAAGACGGTAAAGCAACGAACAGCAAGAACCCTTGCACGAAGAAAAATGGAAAAAGAGGGTAAGTGTAGTAAGGGAGACAATATGGATGTAGACCACAAGAACGGAAATCCACTTGACAACTCCACAGGAAACCTACGGGTGATGCGTAGAAGCAAGAACCGAGGTAGGGATAATAACAAATGGAGAACTGAAGAGCATGGAGCAGGCGAAGAAGGTACTTCTAAACTTTTAAAGATATACTCTAAAGATACACCAAACACAACTATAGATAAAAAGTTTAAGAAAAGGATTAAGAAGAATGCAAGATAATTTAGATATTGTAGGTTCTTGGATAGAAATGGGTATGGTAATCGCTGCTATTGTTTCGGGTGCTATTGTTGTATTTGTCCCCTTTTTCAAAAGAAAACGATGGAATAAGATTATATCCAGTAGAAATTTGGATTATCCTGAAAACTTTCAATGGAACATCCACACCACATTACACGAAACCCTGACAGAATTGAGAGTAAAGTTGGATGGTGCAAGAACGCAGATTGTGCAATTCCACAATACTGGCCAGTTTCTTGATGGTATATCAATGAAGAAGTTTAGTGTTACCCACGAATCTCTTACCACAGGTACAGCAGGAGAACATGGTAAAAGGGATATGTTGGTGAGTATGTTTTTGGATAAATTGAACATATTAAAAGAGGATGATGCAAAACTTACCATTGTGGAAACACTACCAGAATCATACACAAAACAATTTTTTCAGAACAGCAACATAATATCATTTAGTATGCTCCCAATACGGAAAAACAAAGAAATAGTGGGATATTTGATGACACAATGGTGTAGTTGGAATAAAACAGACATAATTGATGAAAATATGATGTGTAGTGAAATGGAACGGTCTAGAAATCTCATGGAGATTCAATTACAACAACAACTAAATTCAAATAAAAATAGACGATAATTATAAATAGTTATAAATAGAGTAAAGGAGAATTCTATATGAAGAAATTTAAAGAATTAAAAACCGTTTTAGAGGACTTTAAGTGGGGCGACAATACCACAACTGCGTTAAGTGACGAAGGTACATTCTATATTGAAAGACCAGACCAGTTAATGCGTATCAATGCATTTATTGAATCTTTTATGGATAGAGATTTTATTGATGCAAGGCAAGCATTCAACCACCTAAGAGCAAGATTAAACGTAACGGGTATTGATTTTTCAAAGACCCCAGAAACTGTACAAGAAGGTAATCTTGAATTTGAAGTTACCAGAAACGGCGGTTCATTTGGAACTACACCAGAACACAACTTGATGAAAGATGGTTTTTATAGAGATAGTGGTGTGCCGGGGATGAACTTCACTCTGAAAGCAGATGTAGTTCTTGGTGAAAGTGGTATGTATAGAATCAGCGCAAAGATTATACAAACCTCAACCAGTTAATATAATATATGCTATACACTATGAGAAATGTCATTAATGATAAAAACTTTATGTTATATCTTATGAAGAATTATGATAACCCTCAATGCCAAGGTGTAGAGGAATTCAATGAAGACATTAATAGAGTAAAGTATATAAAAAGATTGTTGGGTAGATTTGATAAGAAGGGTATATTAAAAGAAAGATTGATATTAAATCATATTATAATTTTGGGTAACGTGTTCGGACCAATTGCAACTTGTCGGATATTATTTTTTAAGATAGAAGACAGATTACATCCATACCTAAAAGCATTTCTCTTGTTTCTAAATTATTTACCAGAGATGGAAGAAGAAGTACCCGAAGTAGATTTAAAAAATATACCAGTAGATTTTAGAATAATAAAGAAGTTAAAGGATATTTAAAAATGAATAAATTAATAAATGCATTTATTATATTTCAATTTGTCAAACTTCTTGCTACCCCATTCAATAAAACCAAAGCATTCAAACTTGGTATCATTGACGGAAAAGGAAACTACCTTAAAAAACAAAGAGATTTAAAAACTACTGAAGAAAAGAAAGCAAGTAATATCTTTACTCGGTTGGTTTGGAACATCAAAAAAATGTTAGAGAAATTACCATTCGGTAAAACTAGATTAGCATCCATTGCAACTGCTCTCTTTCTAATCAAAGAAGAGATTGAAAAGGTAGGTGCAGATGGTGAATTGTTAGAAGAAGCTTTTAGTGATTGGTTAATGGAAAAACACGGAATAGACTTTAAAGCAGAATTGTTAAACGAACAATTTGAAGAACTTAATTTAACAGAAGGAAAATAACATGTCAAAATACAGCAATGCAGACCCAAAAACAGAATCTACATTTCAACGAAACGATAGAGTTGGTATTAGTTGGAGAAAAAGATATATAAAAGAGAATGGTGGCACTTTCGTCCAAACAGATAAGGGTTGGTCTTGGAGAGGTAATAAAGTATCAGAACCCAAACCAACTGCTACTATAAAAAGAAAAAGATTTAAAAAGGATAAGTAATGGGTTGTTCATCTTGCGGTAAAAATAAACCAAAAAAACTAACCAGAAAACGGATATTACCAAAGAAAGGTAGTGTGCGGAAACGTAGAACAGGTACTGTGCAGACAAAAAGGCCCATACCGTCACGAAGGAGGCCACGCATATGAATTGGGACGAAATTAAAGAAATTATAAGAACTAGGCCACTTACAAATCCTATGAAACCAGCAAATATAAAATTAGGTAAAGGGCGACCAGCGGATGGTAGAGGGGCGAGAAAATTTCAATTCCCTTCCAATAAACAGGCAAATCAGTTTTCAAAAG